GGCTGATCATGCTTTCAGATGATCCTCATCTTACTTTTGGCAGAGCCTCTGCTTTTGCGCACTGGGTCACAGCTGAGATTGGCCCTGGAATGATCTCAAAATCTAGCGAACCGCCCCGCTTTGCAGTGTTGGCCACTATCTACGCCGAATGGATGACTGCGGAAATCGAAGCTGAACTTGCTGAACTTGTTGCTAAGTATAGGCTGTGAATGATGGATTATCGAATAACGGCAAATGAATCCAAGGTTCTTTCTGTATGGTCTGAAATATATGACAAAGAAAGATCGATCATAACATTGAGCCAGATATCTGCGATTTCTGGCATTTATAGGCCGCGGCGATATGTTCGTGCGTTGGCCAGAAAGGGTCTGCTTGCCCTTAGCCCGATGTTCGACGAACAAACTGCACTTTTATGCGGTTCTGGATATTCGCCTACAGATGATGGATGGAGGATGATAGATGAAGAAAACAATTAGCTGCGTATGCTCGACAGTCAAGTCAGATGGCCTTCACTGGCGGGCCGATCCTGATCACGTCAGCAACATCAGGCCAGGTTACTTAGTTTACAAGCTGAAGGTTTCTGGTGAATTATTTTACTCAATCCGTGATGGTGAAGATTCGGACAGATCTTCGCGCGACCATGAATATGCAATCGTAATGATGAATGATCTGCTTTATGGGCACATCAAGGAGCGAATCCGAAATGCGATCCGCAATATCATTCAAGATGCTAAATATCCAGCAATTGATGAGCTAAAGGCAGTTATGCCGCACGGGTCGCGGCGATTAGGAAATCCCATGCGTGCTTTGGGTTCCCCGTTTCTGCAACTCCGGCGATTGCTGCCCGGCCAAGCACGTCATGCGGCAGTTCAACAGGGACTACCGCAAAGCCCGCACGGGACAAGGCCGCAATCAGTTTCACCGGCCAGTCCTCAAGCGGCACGTCTTGGTTGTCCATCGCGCAAGCCGCTTCGTAGAGCGCTTCGCGCGGGGTTGCAATCTCGCTGTAGTAGCCTTGTTTCATGTCGTTCTCCGGCAGTGCGGCCTAACAATTCATTCAAGCCGACGCCTGCGGCGCGGCTTGATTCAGGTGTTAGCCGTCAAATCCGGGTGTACCCGTCTTCAAACGCCTTCGCTGGTGAGTAGCTTTTGTAGCCATCGGCATAGACAACGTAGTACCCGCCTGGATGCGGCTTGTGCTTGTAGTACCAATCCCAATCAACAGAGATTGGCGCATATCCGTCCTCATCAAACACCAGCGTCGGGGTTGTGACTTTGTTGTCATGCACTTCCTTGATCTTCAGCGCCCACACTTGTTTGTGGCATTCGTAGCGCGGCATTTCTTGCATTACTTCGCTCATGTCGTATCCTCTTCGTTGGGTCAGCCGCGTTTACGGCTAACATTTCATTCAAGCCGACGCCTACGGCGCGGCTTAATTCAGGTGTTCTGAAAGAGCTAGCCGGGGAATGATTCTTGCGCCAGATCTCCTGATGTCCGTCATTGCGCATGTCGATGACGCCCAGAGACTGGCCGACACATTATGGACTTGCGGGATTCATCCTCGTCTGGCCAAAGGGTGAATATGCCCCATGCGCAAACATGGGGCAATCGAATCATGCCCTGGCTGCCTCTTTAAGCTTACTCGCCAGCGCCGGATTCGTCTGTTCGAGGCGCGCCTGCTCGGTAACGTTAATCGTGCCCTTCGCCCATGGATTGGCAATGCTGCTCGAAGATGCTCGACCGCCTCGCAAGCCTCCGCTGACATTCTCAGACCACCAGCGCGGGCGCATCCCGTTGTCGCGGACATGGGCAAGCATGCGCTCGGCGTCAATGCCGGCAGGAATCCCAGACGCACCATCACGCACCTGTACCACGCCATCAGCCGCAACCTCCAGCGTCGCCTGGCCGAGCATGATGGCATCCTCGATCGAGTCAGGATCGAGGCCGACCTTGCTTGCTGCAGCGCGGATGGCGTCCGTGACCTTGCGTTGCTGCTCAGCTGCAGACATCTTCTGCAACAGCGCTTCCGCTTCCTCGTATTTCTGCCGTAGGGCGTCGCGCTCGCGCTCGATTGGCAGAGTCGCGGCCTTGATGCGAGCCGACGACACTTCGTCGATGCGCGCCTGAATGTCCGATGTTTGCTTTGCCAGCGCCTCATATTCCGGCAGGCGATCCAGCACGGACTGAATGTGCTGCGGATCGTGCTTTGCCAGCGGCGCCCAGTTTCGCCACTGCGCCTCGATCTGTCGTGCACGCTCCCGCTCTGCATCGAGAGCCCTCTTCACGTCAGCGAATGCTGATTCGGGCTTCACGCCTTCGATCGCTGCCAGTTCCCATTTATTCCCGCGCTGCTCATAAAGCTCGCGGTACTGTTCCGGGATTTCGTCGGCGGTTTCGTATTCGGATTTGATCGTCATGCTTACCTCTCGTTACAGTCCTGCGCGCTCGAACGCGCGTTTGTGTTTGCGTCGCAGCTCGTCGAGCGTCAGCGTGCGCCCGCCTTCAGTCGTGAACTTGTCAATTTTCAGTCCCCCCTCTCGGAATAGTTTTGCTCGAGTTGGCCCAAGAACTTCGTCCTGGAACGCCGCCGAACGGCGCTTTAGCCAGTCGCTATAGGTCGTTGATTTTGGCACTCCGCCAACTCGATCACGGAAATATTGCCGCCGATACGCCTGGAACCCGCCCTTTGGCTTGCCGTCAGCAATATATGCCTTGCGCGCCATTGAATCGGTGGCCTCAACATAGGGCCGGTCTCCGACTAGGTAATCCAATCCCAGGAACGGCACTCGGCGCGATCGGCAATTGAAATGCAACGGAGGCCTTGGCCCTTCGCCGGCGGAAAAAACCTCGCCGTCATTTGATGCACAAATAAAAGTTGTACTGCGATCGAGCGTCGCAACGAACCTCTCCTGTTTGATGTACGGGTTCTTGGCTGCGAACAGCGCCTGCGCCTCCGACGACACGTGATTGATTGCCGTTCTCACTGTGCCCTCGATTGACCTCCTGGTCATGCCCGCAACGCCAGAATCCGCGTAAATCTCCCGCGCAATTTGAGCCGGCCCTTGCCCTGCAACCATGCCTAGCTGTATTGCTCGCGAGAATCGCGCTGCATCATCCGATTGCATCTTTGCAGCCCAGTCAGCCAACAAACGGCCCTCGAATGGCCGGGAAGTGGATATTGAAATGAGCGAGCTTGTAGCGACTACCGACGGCCTGATATTGCCGTCTGACGCGGTTACGATTGCGGCAATAACGCCATCCTGAGATGCGATGGCAACCTGATTTACTCGGTCCGTCAGTTCGATAGACAGCTGGCCCCACGCCTCTGCGCGCATTTCGGCTATCTGCTGCTGTGCGCGCCTGATTTCGGCGTATTGTGCAGCCGTGACGCCGGCATTGATCTCAAGATCAAGCAGGATGGATTTTATCTTCGCGTCTGTCCTGTCGAGGATCTCGATCAGATCTTCTGCGGTTGCGGACGCAAGGCGCATAAGGTCCGTTTGAGCCTCGATGATCTCGTCTTGAAGCGCATCATTCCACCCGTCAGCCATGACAGAGCATATCCCGCTGGCGCGTCTCGTTCTCTATGCGCGCCTTGGATGCCTGGAAGTAATGCGGGTCAATCTCGCATCCTACAAAGTCACAGCCGACGTAATGGGCTGCTATTGCGCTCGATCCGCTGCCTAAATGGGTGTCTAAAATCCGCTGCCCTTTCTTGGCGTAGGTGGTGAATAGCCATTCATAGAGCTTCACGGGTTTTTGAGTTGGGTGGATTCGGAGCTCCTTGTTCTTCATGTCGCCCTGAAGCATCCCGGCCCATCGGAATCGAAACAGACGAACTGCTGTTTTAAAGCTCGTCCAGGCAAGCTCGCAATCAGCAAAATCAGCTGCTCCATTATCCTTATCCCACACCACCCAACACGGCGAACCCTGCGCAATCCTGTCAATGAAGTGGTTAGCCCCCCATACAATTTGATTTTTTCTCACTCGTTGCAACTCTCTGAAATACTCCACAGGTGGCGGCTCTAAATCATCGCCATAAAAAGGTTTATAATCTTTAGCAGCAATCAGTCTGCACCGGCTGGCGTTTTTCTTGCCGCTCTCGCCAATCCCATAAGGCGGGTCAACGATCGCCAGATCAAAGGCATTGTTTGGCTGTGCCTGCATGTATTCCATGCAATCAACGTTTAACAATTCAATGCTCATAGCTTTTTCACTCGCTTCGAGGTCGGCGCGGATGCGCGGCGCGATATCGGCATCAGCCAACTCCTGGTGAGGCACCAACGTCTTTGGGTCGGTCGTCCAGGTCGGTGCGATGCTCCAAGCCCAAAATGAACATGCAGCAACACATAGCGTGAGCCGCATGCGAGAGGCCGGTTTCTGGGTCGTTGTCTTGGCCGACCAGGTAGGCAAACAGGTGGCGTAGCGCAGCGCCTATCAGGCGTGACTTGTGCAGCCCTTTCCGCCAGTTGTGCGGCGCGTATTTTTGCGCGCCGAACGTCAGCACCTTGGAAAGCTCTTCCATGGCGCGAGGGTCGAGCAGATCCATGCGTGGTTTGTTGTTGTCAAACTTCACGGCAATATCGGCCACGATCGGCTAACTCCTGGTCAGGCGCCATCAGTCCATCCCCGTATCGGCAGGCGCGGTGCGGAAAATCTCAGCCACGCGCTCGAAGGCGGCGGCCATTTCCTCGCGCCGGGCCTGTGACTTCGGCAGCCAGAAAGTCACGGCGCTTCGGTCATCGTCCATCGGCGGGTGATGCAGCATCGGAGATGAGTGCAGCATCAACTGCGCGGCGTGGTAGGTCACGCCGGTATTGCTTTCCTTCGCCAGCAGGTTAACTTCAGGGGTCAGCTCTTGGCTGTAAACATTGATCCGCATTTTCCGGCTCCTTAGTTCAAGGCCCTTCGCTCTCGATCTCGTCCATTTCTTCTTCGTAACTGAACGGCGTGAATTTCTGCTTGGACAGCCACCAGTGATAGGCGCGCTTGGAATATGGGGCGCCCAGATTTCGAATCTGCGCCAACGCCAGCGCTTCGGCTGGATTTGCAGACTGCACGTTGAAATCCGTGAAAGGTTTGACCGCGACCTGATCAGGATTCGCGCCAACCCATCTAGCTGCGATTTTGAGAATGCGCTCAAGTCCTGCAGCACCAGCCGAAGCGACCTGCACCAGCGTTGCTGTCCTGGCAATCAGGCGCACATTCATGGCGTCGCCAGACTCGCCCGCCCCAGCATTGCCCAGGATGTCAACGCCGAGGTTTTTTGCCTGGATATGCATTGCATCAAGCGCTTGCTGTTGAGCCGTGAGGCCTTCAGCGCCTGGCTGAGCGTACTCAGCCGATCCGCCTATATCGACCTCGATGAATCCACCGGCGCCGACCATCACCTTCCGCTCGCCGTCGCCGTCATGCTGATCCCCGTTGTGAGCGAGGCCGGCGATAACCAGCGTGCTGGCTGACTGCATGTGCAAATTCAGTTTGTGATCTGCATCGAGTCGGTAGATCGAAGCGCATTTCTCGGCCAGCGGTAGCAAGGGCGGCTTGTCGATATCTGGCGCGGTGTCTGCGGC